AAGTGATTTGTCAGACGATAGGATGCGACATGCTAAAGCTGGTAACTGGTGGGAACGTGAAGGACAACGCGCACTTGCAAACAATAGTGCAGCATATAATGAACGCCCCACAGTTGGGGAGTTTATGTCAGAGTGGCTGGCTTTGTACCAATCTTTCAGTGGAGAGCGCGGAATCTTTTCAAGACAAGCGGCTAAATCTACAGTTGCAAAGATTGGACGGAGAGACAGCAATTATGAGTTTGGTACTAACCCCTGTTCTGAAATCATACTCAGGCCGAATCAGTTTTGTAACCTTACGGAAGTTGTCGCCAGAGACACAGAGGATGAAAATAGTTTGGAAAGGAAGGTGCGACTTGCCTCTATCCTCGGAACTTACCAATCTTGCCTCACAGATTTCCCTTACCTACGAAAAATCTGGCAAAAGAACACCGAAGAAGAGCGTCTATTGGGAGTCTCCATCACCGGAATTCTCGACTGTCCCCTACTCAACAATACCAACGACAACGACTTACCTAGTAGATTGGAGCGATTAAAGAACATTGCAGTTGTTACTAATAAGGAGTTTGCAGATGCGTTGGGGATACAACAGTCAACAGCAATCACTTGTGTTAAACCTTCTGGTACTGTTTCTCAGCTTGTTGATAGTGCCTCTGGTATTCATGCTCGGCATAGTCAGTTTTATATTCGCAGGGTGCGTAACGATACTAAAGACCCTCTTACAGCGTTTCTACAAGATCAAGGAGTACCTAGTGAGCCGTGTGTAATGAAGCCATTAGATACAACTATCTTTAGCTTCCCTACTAAAGCACCTGCTGGTTGTATTACACGAGATGAACTTGATAGCTTCACACACTTGAAATTGTGGCTAATCTATCAACGACACTGGTGTGAGCATAAGCCGTCAGTAACAGTGTACGTTAAAGAAGAAGATTGGCCCTCTGTAGGCGCTTGGGTGTGGGAACACTTTGATGAGATTAGTGGCATTAGTTTCCTCCCTTGGGATGGTGGGTCATACCGACAAGCACCTTACGAGGAAATCTCTCATCTTGAGTACGAGAATATGAAAGATAAGATGCCTAAGACTATTGATTGGGAATCGTTCATTGAGAAAGATGACAACGTAGAGGGTGCTCAAATGTTAGCATGTGTTGCCGGTGTCTGTGAAATCTGATGCGATACTAATAACAGAAGCACTAGAGGGGAGTGAGGGTGCTTACTCCCTTCTTACGGCTCGATACTGGCAACGTATCTTCCGCTTATTGCGGAGGAGGGTTAACGACAGTGCATTAGCAGAAGAGCTTACACAAGAGACATTCCTAGCAGCATACAGGCATTTAAAGAGCTTCAGAGGCGATAGTTTGTTCTACACATGGTTATGTACCATTGCAATAAATAAAGCCTCTAAGACCCCTCTACGTAGCCTTAAAACCGAAATAGAGTTGCACACTACAATAAGTCCTGAGACTTTATTGGAGACTAAGCAAACGATGGATATGGTTCTTAAGGTTTGGGGTACACTACCTCGTAAGCAACAAAGAGCCTTATACTTACGAGAGTATGAGAGTATGCGTTATTACGACATAGGGGTTGCACTAAGATGTAAAGAGGGGTATGCTAAGAAACTTGTGTATCTAGCTAAACGTACAATCAGGAAGGAAGTAGATGATAAACGATGACAGCTATCATATGATGGCAGCATTACGTAGGTATTTGAAGATAAGTGTTTACGAAACGGATAACACCATTGAGGTAGTGTTGAAATTTAAAACAGAAGATGGTAAACTACATCAACTTTGTAACAGCTTTGTGGAGAAACAGAAATGAAACTAACCGTACTTAAAGAACATGACGATGGTAGTGCAGATGTTCAACTAGACAACATTGACCCTAGTGTAATGACCCTTATCATTCAAACTGGATTCATTAAGTTGCTAACAGATGCTCTAGACCTAGCTGAGAAAGAGAAACGTATGCCAGCACTGTTTAAGAAAGCTGAGTGATGGACAGTTACGACAGTGTAATGGCAGCACAGTATGGCGGTAACCACTACAAAGATAAGGCTATTCAGCCTTGGGAAGTGTGGGAAGCCTATGACATGAATGGTTGGGAAGCTAGCGCATTGAAATACTTATTGCGCTACAAGAGTAAGGGTAAGCCATTAGAAGACTTGTACAAATGCAAGCACAACATTGATTATTTAATTGCTAAAATAGAAAGAGAAATGAAATATGTACAAACTAGTGAATCGCAAGGGCAGTCTACCAAAGTCTTTGACGATGTTGTTCAAAGATTACAATCAGGCACGGAGCGCCTTGCGCCAGTTGTTTCGACAAAAGATGCGTTTGAGTTCTGGGGAACACCCACCGTTGTATCTAATGCGTAGTTTTGGCTACGATATTAGTAAGACATAAAGAAAAAGGGGCCTAGTGCCCCTTCTTTCATTCCCCTATCTTTGTTTGTAATATCTTATATACTTCAGCAACTGTTCTAGGTTTCTTTGTAACCTTATCATAGAACACATTCTTGTTGGCAGTTAGTGCCCTCTTATCTACGACCTTATCAACGGTCATAAATGGTTTAGCAGTTAGCAATTTACTTGCTCCCTGATTACCCAAGAAGTGAGCAGCATACAAGTCTGTATCACCCACTTCTCTGCCAAGTTTATTCTGTAGATACTCCCTATTCTTCTCAGTAAAGTGTTGTACCACTTCTTTAGCTTTAGCGTAGTCTGTACGAGCGTCTAAAGCATAGTCCTTACCCATAGCTTTAGTTTGTTCTAGCCAAGTCTTTTCAACGAATTGAAACGGCCCCACTGCGCTACTAGTAGTGGCTTTAGCCTCTACATTACCACCACTCTCAGCCTTAGCTAGTCTAGCGTAGTAATCATTGTCTGCTGGATTAGACGGGGTTTGTGCTAAAGGTGGTGTCTCCCCTTTACCCGACATAACATTCCACACCATTTCCCAAGGTTTCATATTATTGTTTAGTCCAGCTAGATTCAACGTTAGTATCACCACCATTATAACGATACCCATTAACAACATCTCCTACCTTTAGCGCACCACCTTTAGTTGTAGCTGCTGGTGCTGCTATAGGTGTTGGTGCAACACTCTTAGCCTCTGCTGAGTAAAACCCTGTATATGTTTGATTAGTATTAATTAGTGTAGCAAAGTCTGCACCAATTACTTGTGGAGTTTCTTTAGTTAACATAGCCCTGCTATATACAATGTTGTTAAGCATTGGTTTAGCTTGCTTCATAAACTCTTGTGCAGCAGATGAATTAGCAGCATTGATAACAGGTGCAGCCGCAGCCATCATTTCAGCGCGAGTCATTGCCTTACGTTGAGATGGTACAACTGGAGCCTTTGGTGGAATAACACTAATCTCACCAGCATCATTAACACCTAGTGTCAGTGTAGTTTTATACTTAGCTTCAAGTACAGTTTTAATGTCATTGATACTAATAATAGATTTCTGAACACTATTACTTACGTTAGCTTTAATAACACCTTGGTCTTGATCTGTTAGTTTCTCAATACTAATACCTAGTGTCTTATAGTTTTTAGCAAGTAGTAAACTGTTAGCACCATACTCAGCAGACGTAGCCAAAGCAGCCGACACTGTGCTAACTTGAATAGGAGTTAGTTCACTCTTCTTAAGAATTTCAACTGCACTAGCAGCCAATGCTTGATGTGCAGCACGAGTTACATTAGGTTCAGCAATGGGGTCAGGAGCCACAGCAGTGGGGGATGTACCAGCTTGCACCATCACACGTTGTACGTTAGCTAGGTTAGTAGCACCTTGAATGTCGTTACGAACACCAGTAATGCTACTAGTAAGCTCTTGTTCTTGACCAGTCATAAACTCAAAGAAGCTACGATTGGTACGCTTAAGGTTCTCTCGTGCCTCACCACCAGCCCAGTATGCCATAACCATGGGATTATTCTGCATAGCACTCTGTTGTTTAATTGCCAAGTCAACTAGTTGTGTCTTCTCAGCAATGCCCTTATCACGATAGGTCTTCATAATGTTAGCCATAGCAACTAGGCCAACACCCTTGTCATCCGCATACTTAGCCATCATAGTGTTAGCTGCCCTATCTACGTCAGCATACAGTTCTTTACGTTTACTATCGGACACATTAGGATTACTAACTAAATATTTATCAATGAAAGCGTACGTTTCTCGTTTAGCACCGTCAATGTTTGTACGCATTTGAGCAGCGTGAACATCAATCTGTACTTTAAAAGGTACAATGTCAACAGATACGTTTGCACCCTTAGCCATTAAATCAAGAGTTGTACCAAAGATGTTTTCTTTATCAGTAGCAGTTGATTTAAGAACAGATATACTTAAACCACCACTAAAGACACCCATAAAAGCAGACCGCTGTGTATTTGCTTGTATGTCATCTTGATTTTCTAATCTATTAAGATTGTTTTTAACAGTGTTTGTTTGTGTTTGTATCAACATCACCTCTTTGGCGTTGTTCATACGTTTGTCATATTCTAAACGGTTGTTTCTATAAAAATTTAATAATTCTTCATTAGTACCAAAACCTAACGGTGCTACTAAAGCAATATCTTTAATAGCCATCTCTTCAGGAGTAGCTTGCTTTGTTTTCTCTTGATCTTTAAAGCGATCTTTAACGTAGTTCATCTGTGCCCAACGATCAGCACCAGATAGACCAGTTACAGCACCTACACGTTCACGAATCTTATCTGACATTCCGGGAGTTTGTGCAATAGCTTTCTTAGTAAGTGCATCAATGCGAGATACATACTCAGCATTAGACATACCACCCATTGAGGCTTTCTTCAACCGATCTACTTCATTAGTAAATGCAGCCATTTGTGCATCACGTTGCATTTCACCCTCTGGCATTTGTGGGCCAGTAGATAGAGTTTGAAACCTATTCTGTTGCGCTTCTACTTGTGCAACTTGTCTACCAGCTACAGATGCTGCTTGACCACTTTGTAAAAACTCACCAGCAAGACCAATAGCCTCTTGTTCAGCAGATGCTACTTGGTAGTCTTGATATCCTTTGAATAGAGTCTCACCCACACCAGTTAGTGTCTTTGCAATGGCGGTATTGCCCTCTGCAACTTGTCGAGATGCTGCCGCACTTGCCTCTGCTGCCCTAATTAGTGGGTTAACACTAGCTGTAGCAGGTTCTAGGTTCTTAGTAATGTTTGCTTGATAGGTTGCCATATTAATTATTTACTCCAGTGTCTACCACAATATCTTTTACTGCCCAATCTTTAACTGCTTGGTCAGTTAACATTTTCTCGTATTGAGTAAATGCTTCTACTTTGTATGCTGCCTTGTACAACGTACGTAAATCTTCACCTGTATAACTATTTAGAATAGCTTGTACAACTGCTGCATGAGTCTTGTGCCCCTCAGTGTCGTTGTTACGCAGTGCAGTGAGGGCTAGCATAGCGTGCTTACCAACAGCCTTAGAAGCCTCTTTAATCTCTGCTGCTGCTGCCTTACGGCTAGAGAACAACACAGATAAGTCTTCCTGAGCAGCAGGAGGAATACCAAACCCAACCATCCATGCTTCTGTATCTGTTACACGATACATAGCACCACCAGCACCACTCTGTACTTGGTTATAATTACCCATTGCAATACGAGCTTTTTGAATGTTATTAAAGAAAGAGAAACTTCCTTTACCAATCTCACCCATTGCAATTTGTAAAGTATCCATAGTCATTGGAGCCTTACTAATAATGCTGAATGCTTCACCAAAGCTACCTAGTATACGTAATGCAGCAAAACCAGAAGGGCCAGCAGCTACTTCCATGAAACTCTTCTCTGGGTCTAACATACCTTTAACAATATCTTCGTAATATTTAAAAGTATTGAACCGGCTACCAATGGCTAGTTTGGCTTCACCATCAGTAATGGCAGCAATCATACCTGCCACAACACCCTGTTGCACTGTTAGTCTACCTGTCTCAGACATATCTTCTGGCACAACTTCTGTGATTAAGTCACGGAAAGGCCATAAGAAGTTACCAGCAGTACCCATAACAACAGCGTGTGTTACTAGTAACTGCAACGCTTCTTTCTGTGAGAACGCCCTAGTGTTACCTAACAAACTCTGAACTACATTCATCATCAGCTTAACTTGATACTGAATAAACTGTGCTGGAATAGATTTCCAACCAGTTTGCCAAGTAGCTACGTTAGCCTTAGTCATGTTCTGAGTTAAGTCATCCTGACGCTTTAGAATGGTACTAAGACTGTCATCAGTCCACCATGCAGCACCGGGGTTAGCACCCATAAATTCCCTACGTGCAATGTCAAAGCTAACTAGTCGTGAATACCCTTCACCAGCATTAAATGGTGATGCAGACACAGCACCCACCTTGCGGCGTAGACCATTAAACAAACCATACTTACCAGTCTCTGCACCGTACAAGCTACTGCTATTAATACCATCCATTAAACCAGTACGGCGAATAGAGCGTACCACTTCAACGAACTCATCTTCACTCATACCTAAGCCTAAATTACTAAGTTTATTACCCTTAGCAACATTACGCCAGATAGTTTCTTGGTCACTCATTAATGCTAGTGCATACATGCTAGAACTCTTAGCACTCTTCAAACCATGTAGAGGACTAATTGCTACAGCATTGAACGCATTCATACCCTGCATGAAGAACTGCACTGGATTGAATGCAAAGAAGCTATGGAACGCAACTGTACGCGCCCACACTGGGTAGTCTTTAGTAGCACGTAATGCAGCACCTAGTTTAGCTACACCCCTACCACCTGCTTTACCCTCAATACCCTCACTGACTAAACGCATAAACCCATCGTGCTGGCCGTCTTCGGTTGGCAGATAAA